ATACAGATGGTGCATGCAGTAAAAATGGTACAAGTCATGCGTCTGCCGGCATCGGAATATATTTTAGCCCAAATGATTCACGTAATGTATCAATGCGACTTTCCGGTAAACAAACAAATAATGCCGCAGAGTTGACTGCGATTATAAAAGCAATACAAATCGTTGAAAATGATGTTCGAAACGGCAAGTGTGTTGCGATTGTGACCGATTCGGAATATTCAATACGATGCGCCACTACATATGGTGAAAAATGTGCGAAAAAACAATGGAAAGACGATATTCCTAACCAGGATTTAGTTCGCGAATTATATGAGGTCTATTCACAAACGTCAACCATCAAATTCATTCATATAAAAGCACATACCAGGTTGATGGATATTCATTCAATTGGGAACCGAGAAGCTGATAAATTAGCATGTGAAGGGGTAACTAAATATTCATAATTGTTATATGAATAAAATGGAAAAGAATAATGAGGTTAAACCATCGATTTCAAATATACTTGAACGTAGTGTTCAAAGTGGTGTATCTGGTGCAATAGCTATGAGTGTAAATATTATGACGTTAATGTGGATGCGAACAACTGTAAATTATCAATATCGTTACGGCACGAATACATTAACTGCATTTAAAACATTATATAAAGATGGTGGAATTCGACGTTTTTATCGTGGAGTGGGACCTGCTATGATTCAAGGACCATTATCACGATTTGGCGATACTGCATCTAATACAGGAACTATCGCATTATTGGATTCTTTTGAATATACCGAAAAGTCTCCTATATGGATTAAAAGTATGTGTGCATCTGCAGTAGCAGCATTATTTAGAATAACATTGATGCCTATCGATACTATAAAAACATCATTACAAGTTCACGGTAAACCAGGCATTTCAATTATTATGTCCAAGTATCGCGCATCTGGTCCATCTATATTTTTTCACGGAAGTATAGCATCAGCTACTGCTACTTATGTTGGACATTATCCTTGGTTTGCTACATATAATGCATTACAATCATATATACCAAAAAGAGAAACACCTTTAGAAAATATTGGGCGCAATGCTATAATTGGATTTTCCTCAACATGTGTTAGCGATACATTATCCAATTCAATACGTGTTGTAAAAGTTTATAGACAATCGAATGCAAATACAATTAGTTATTACGAAACAATTCAACAGATTGCAAAACAAGAGGGTATTCATGGTTTATTTGGACGAGGGTTAAAAACAAAGTTGTTGTCGAATGGTATGCAAGGTCTGATGTTTAGTGTATTATGGAAATCGATTGAAGAAACGTTATTTGCAAAATAGTAAGATTTATTTCTTCCATAAACACCCATTTAGAAATTGTTGTTTATCAATTATTATTATTACGCATGAAATTAATCAGCTTTGATATTGGAATTAAAAATATGGCTTTTTGTATTTTTATTGTTGATGGCGACACAGTCAAAGTCCAAGACTGGGGCGTTTTAAATTTAATGGACGAATGTGAATTACCTCAAAAATGCACTTGCAAACTCGCCAAGAAAAACGCAGATAGTAATTGTAACAGTAAGGCAAAATATGTGAAGGACGGACAATATTATTGCGAAACACACATGAAAAAAGATATGAAGTTGAACAACTGGAGATTGAGAAATAAATCGAATTCTCCAGCGACCATAAAAAAAATGAAGAAAGACGAGTTGATTGATTGTGGGAATACATACAAAGTGTGGAAGGATACGCCTACATTTTCAACCAAAAAGGGTTATTGTGATGCTATCTTGGAACATCTGGATATTGTTGGTATAAATCCGATAGTCTTTAGAAAGAAAAAGACAGCAGGTGAAGTCGATTTAATTACGATTGGTCGAAATATGAAAACGTGTTTGGATAATTTACGCAATGTTCATAACATTACACATGTAATAATGGAAAATCAAATATCTACAATCGCTTCACGGATGAAAACAATTCAAGGAATGTTGGCGCAATATTATATTATGCAACCATCTTTACCACAAGTGGAATTTGTATCTTCTGCGAACAAATTAAAACATTTAGTAATTTCTTCTGAACGAGATACCTACAAACAACATAAAAAAGACAGTATCGAATTTTGCGAAAAATTTCTATCTTCCAATCAACATTTAGGAAACTGGGGAGATATTTTACATACACCCAAAAAGGATGATTTAGCGGATGCATTTTTACAAGGAATCTGGTATTTAAAACATCGAAAACTAATTACTTATGCGGACAACTTAAATATAAATAGTGTGTCTTTATCATAAGTTGATTTTATGGAAGTCATTGATATTGGATTAAGTGAACTCGAGCCTGTGTCTTTTCAATTACACGACCATGAACAAGTAAGGTCTTCCGATTCTGGTCCTTCTGTAAATTTCGGACCTGGTATAGAATTATTAATGAATGATAAAGAACGTTCCGGGTCCCGAAGCACAAATGTTGATGTAAAAGATTTAGATGCATTGGAAAGCGAATTAAACGAATTATCCAATAAATCAAACGAATCCACATCAAATAGTGGCGGAGGATTTGCTGATATATTTAAATTTGGCGGTGCTAGTAATACACCCACAAATGCTCCTCTTGAAACCGATTCTAAGATTGGCTCTGCTACGATGGACGGCATCGGTTCTACAAGCACATGGGACGGATATGGTAAAATGAATGATGTTCCCAATACAAGTGCACCACGTATGACCGACCGCGAAAAGCGTCGTAAAAAACGTGCTATGATTAAAAAATTAGAGGAGTGGTATGAAAAAGGATTTATTAAACATACTTCTAATTTCAATCTAGACTCTGATTACGATGAAGTCGAAGATGAATATGAAACTGCGATGGAAGACAAGCGAAAAAAGGATAGTGTTAAGTTACAGGGGTGGTGGTTTACAACGTTGATTAATTCACTCGAATATGGTAACGCAGTATTTGACCCATTCGGATTAAATCTAGATGGATGGGGCGAGCAAATCAATGAGGATATTGATAGTTACGAAGACATTTTTGCGGAGCTCCATGATAAGTATAAAGGTGGTAAGATGTCGCCAGAAGTATCATTATTATTACGTGTTGGCTTCAGTGGTGCTGTCTTGAATATAACAAATAAAGCACTTTCCACCGCTACACCTGGATTCAATGACGTCATTAAACAGAGTCCCGAGTTGATGAAAATGTTTTCCACTGCGACTGCACAAACAATGGGTCAACAGAGCCCAGGGTTTGATTTTGTAAACAGTGTTTTACACCCTGATGAACAAGTAAACACTTCTCATGGAGTCCCCCCTCCTCCTATGGAAACACAATCACAAGCACCACCAAGTAGGCCAGGAATGCAATATACAACCGCACCTAGCAATCGACCAGATATTTCTATGGGTAGAGGAACTATGTTTCGCGAAGAAGGTGTGAATGTAAATAACCAATATGAGAATGTATCCACTGAGCAAACACAATCTGCAGCAAGACCAGAAATGCGTGGACCCCAAAGCGTTGACTTAGATAATCTACTTTCTGGTTTAAAAACGCGAGAAGTAAATTTGGGGGAGAATCGTAATGATGAAAATACATCTATGGTAAGTGCATCATCACTTAGAGATGGACAAAATACAACATTGCCTACTCGCACAAATCGTAGAAAGCAACGTTCCGATAAAAATACAATATCTTTGGATATTTAAAACCAACAATATAAATATGTAAAATGTTTGAATGTTTTACATACTTAGGATACTTTCGATTCTTCGGGAATAATATCTAATTCGTCACGACAACCAATTTTGGACATGTCGTTTTTAATTTCAGCGATTAAATCACTGGATGAAGTAATATAGTAATCGGGTAACACGGCGTGAATAAACGCTTGTATACTACCAACCGCAAAACGACGACACAAAGACATTGAAAACCAAAAATGTCGCATATAGGTCATACATACCTTCTTCGGATGCGTAAATGAAAACAGGTTTGATACAAACGATAACATTTATTCTATATATATTACTAATTATATCTCAATAATTACAAAAATATAATCTCGTTGTAATCGACTTAAATATTTATTTATATTATTTTTATAATGTCTGAAAAAACGAATGATGATAAGTATTTTGAGCCATATGCTATATATGGGGCTCGAACTGTTTTTAATATGAGTGTTAAACTATATAATTATCTTTATATTACAATTATGGACGCTGCTAATAGTGAACAAGGTAAAGCAATCGGAATGAACTTGTTATGGACATTCAGTAAAATATGTGTTTATGCTGAACGAGGAGGAATATTATTATATAATTCAAATGATTATATCAAACAAGGTGTAGACAAATGTGTTTCTATAAAAGAATGGATTGAGGATTTAACTAGTAATAAGAAGATTGAACCAAAAATAAATAATTGGATTCATGTATGTAGAGTAAGTAATACAGGCAATTCTTACTCAGAAATATATGATAATCTATCTGATACTATGACTGAAACAGAATGCGTAAGTAAGTATCAAACTTCGTATTTATCTGTCTTAAATGAATCAGACCAATATAATGATACATGTGTATTTCTTAAACATAACAATTTATATTGTATTCGTAAGTGCGCGGGACACGACATTAAACTTGATATTGCGACCCCTATCGAAAAATCGAATTGTGTACCCATATCAATTGTATACAAACACCCCGATATGACCGAAGATATTGACCTATTATTTCTACCCAATGAAATGTATTGTGTGAATAATATCCTCTTTTCAAAAGCGTTTGTTCGAAGGAGTTTGGAATATCAAGAAAAACCTTTTGCATTTGACGACCGGTATACAATAGATATTATAGATTCTAATGTTACAATGTATACAATGACTAAAAATAATTATATGAAAATTTTGGTAGACGAATTCAAAATAATCAGTTTGGACGATTCTGTTAACGAACGTAAGGAGCCTATTGGAGATAGTAGTTCAAGTGATGAAGACAAGTCTATCGATTCCATTAACGTATGTAAGGATGCTATTGAAGATAGTAGTTCAGGTGATGAAGACAAGTCTATCGATTCCATTAACGTATGTAAGGAGCCTATTGGAGATAGTAGTTCAGGTGATGAAGACAAGTCTATTGATTCTGTTGATGTATGTAAGGAGGCTATTGAAGATGGTAGTTCAGGTGATGAACAACAAACACAAAACGATGAGGAGTGTCTCGACACATAAATAGAAACAAATGGCTTAAAGATTTATATATTATTATTGTAAGGGAATGTCGTTAGATAATTCGTGTATCCCAAACAATAGCGTTTTGAATGGTAAATGGGATCTATATTACCATTTACCACACGACAAAAATTGGGAAGTTTCTAGTTACAAATGTATCGCAAAGGACATTCAAACGATTGAACAATTAATCGCTATAAACGAAAGTTTATCTGAGAAAATTGTTAAACATTGTATGTTATTTGTAATGCGGAGTGGTATTACTCCTATGTGGGAGGACGTGAGGAATCGCAATGGTGGTTGTTTTTCGTTTAAAGTAATTAACAAACAAGTCCACGAAGTATGGAAAACCCTTTTTTACGCGCTATGTGGCGAATCTTTGTGTATAGACAAGGAAAATAGTGAATATTTGAATGGAATTACTATATCACCTAAAAAAAGTTTCTGTATTGTAAAAGTGTGGTTGAAAGATTATTCTTTACAAGACCCAAGTATTTTAACTCCGATTGCAAACTTGTCAAAACAAGGTTGCTTATTTAAAAAGCATGCACCCGAGTTTTAAGTTTAGCAAAGTTATATCTGTATTCATCATTACCTATTATAAATATATAATAGGCAATGAACTCATCAAACATATATATTTTTGGATATGGTTCGTTACAAAATATAAATTCGATTCGTAATACTCTTACTATAATGGCTATAGACGACCTTGATTTCGCAGTACGGGTTAAAAATATGAGACGTGGATGGTATTTACCAGTAAATCAGAATAATCTTATTTCAAAACCGTGGACGACATTGGCGTGCACAGAAGAAAAAGGACATAATGTTAATGGAGCTCTTATCAAAATCACACCTGAATGTTTGACGTTATTGGACGAACGAGAATCAAATTATGAACGAAAAATTATACCTCATGCAAATATACAATCTATTTGTAATAAAAAATTACCTTCTGACTCAACAGTATATTATTATGGTATCGATGTAGAATGTAAAGAGTCACCTACTTTATTTACGCCCATATTACAATCATATTTGGATACATGTTTAATTGGTTGTATTGAAATGGATTCGAAATTGGGAAATCGACATTACGAATATACTATTGAATTTTTACAAACAACTCATGAATGGAATTCTATGTATTTTTGGATAAATGACCGCATTTTTCCTCGACGTCCATACGAAACTGTACCATATGCGCGCATCATTGACCAATTATTACATGTATATATTCTATCGTAAACATTTTACATATTTGGCCATAACAAATATGTAAATTTATTTTAATATTTAGCTTGGTGGTAAAGGAGCCAAACACAATTTGATTTCTCCAAGAGAAGCAACATCGTATTTTACAATGAGAGGTAAATCATTACCAAGATACATCTCCAAATGACTACATAATGGGGTGCATTTGATAAAATGAGACAAACTTTTTAATGAAAATTCTCCTTGTATAATCACAGATGCATCAGGTTTATTAATAAATTCCATATATCCATCCGACTCAGAACGGAATATACGTGAACTTGCGAAATTCCCCTCACAAGAGAATATCAAATCACTTCCAACGGACTTAATCTCAATTCTATCTGAAATACCATTCATATCGCGAATTATTTTTTGGAAGTCAGAGGTTGGTAAATTAATGACGGTTGAATATTCCACATCGGGAACAACTAATTCTTCCGTATCTGGCTCAATTAAACGCAACTTCTGACTATAACATTGCTTTATATCACCGTTATCATATTGCAATCCAAGATGTGAAACAATTCCATCATGATAATCATCATTATCTATATACATAGACAATGTATCATCATTCGACATGGTTGATATCACTTTGAACAAATGCATTGTATTTGCACATACTATCACCTTGTCGGGTATACAATTGTATAATTCAAATTTGTGTGCATGTAATATCACATTCACCAATATAGTATGAGTTTTGTCGAAGTTAATAATTTTCAACCCATTGTCCGTATATGTGATTGTAGCGTCAGTTAATATATCCTTAATCGCTGTAATCATATTACGAATAGGTTGAATCTGCACAGTCTTGATTGTTAACACATTATTGGCTTCGTTCATTTCTGCTATATTATAAGAAATTAAACGCACTTGTTTTTATATTTTCTTTCACCCTAAACAATAAATGGTGAGCGAATGCTTTTTATATACGACTATTTCATTTATTTACATGTCTTATTACGTAATTTACACGTTTTCCTAGCCATTTTCAACGCGCGACTTGTTGGTTTACATCCTTCTTTTAATATATGATAATCGGATATCGATGCATTTCCACCTGTTATAGAACTTGCTAAACGTGCTAACCCCCAACTTTCAGCGCTTTGATTTGGGCGTGACCCACTTGAATAATAGGCACCACGTCCCTTATTTACAATCTTTTCCAATGCTTGTTCCGTGCATTTTGTTTTGGTCGATAATTGTTTCGAAGGCTTTATATTTTTAATACTATATAATTTGCGCGCACGACTCAAATGATTTGATTTGCGTGATTTAAATGTTTTTACTTTGGGTCGTGTATAATATTTCTTTTGTTTATACAATTTTCGAGATTTTTTTATATTTTTTCGTTGTTTCCGTCTATCTGAACTAGATAATATATTCGGTATGTAACGTGTTGGAATATTCATTTCGAAATTGTCGTATAATATAGGCAACTATTATTGTGGTAGCTATATATATATACATGCAACAGTCTGACCCTGTTATTGCCGTCTTTATTGACGGCGAAAACATAAATCAAAATCATTTTCAGGTAATCAACCAAGAAATACGTAAACATGGTCGTATCATAATCTATAATATTTATGCGGATTGGACAGAAGTTGCTTTGAAGAAATGGAACCAAGTTGCCCGACAAAATGGTTTGTTATGTGTTCATTGTGATAAGATTAGTGGAAAAAATTCGGTAGATTTAAGGTTAAGTGTTGATATCATGAAAACACTTTACACTAACGATACGATTGATATTTATTATCTGGTTACCTCTGATTCTGATTATAGACATGTTATTATGGAAATAAAACAGAAAAATAAGGCCGCATATTGTATTGGTGTGTCTAAAGTTAGTCAAACATTAACATCTGTATGTGATAAATATACCAAGATTGAAGACCTATTGCCGTCAGAACCTGTTTTATTAGATATTGAGGTAATCTGGGAAATTGTGCATGAATGTATACTTACAAGTAGAACTAACATTAGTATGATTAAAGACGAAATCCTTAGACAACATGCGACTTTTGATCAGAAATCATATGGTTATACTAAATTTTCGGATTTTTTATCTAAAGAATTTGAAAATATAATCTATATTGAAGATGGAAATTGTATGATGTTATAATATATATGGATTATAGCGCTGGTTTTGCAAAAGACCTTATTGCCTTTTTTGGATTTATAATCGCCTTTGTGATTATTTACAACACAAATGATTTGCACAAATTAAAACCACTCTTTTTGGTATCTTTATTACTCGCTATGTTTATCGATGGGTTATATTCTATATTTCCCGAATTTCACAATACAACGGTTGGATATAATGCCCCCACATATGCATTAGTCGCAGTCGTATTACTATTTATACCAAGTTTATGCTTCTTATACAAATAAGGTTTGTGTATTCATATACCAAATACACAAACAAATACATTACATATCAAATAATTCTACATTTACACGTTTATCCTTTGTTGTTTTTTTCCCTACCGCAGTTAATTCATTAATGTCCGCATCTGTTCTTTTCAGTAACTCTTTCATTTCTGTTAAATCAAACAATTCACCTGTTCTTTCGTTTAATGCATATTTAACACCATTATATGGATACGTTATTATTCCCGATTTTACGGTCTGTGTTTCTTCTACATCTTTTGAAGCGGCATCTTGGGTAATTGCCGGTTGAGATGCGAAAGCATTTGTAGATACTGTTCCGAAGTTAAAACACACCAAGTTTTCTGATTTATTTTGCTGCTCATATAGTTTACAATCCATCGCAGTCTCTTTTACTGCGTGAAGAATTTGCGAATTTACATGGTCCTTAATTAAAGCATTTTCAAATAATTGTTGGTCGGTTGTATTTACAGCAGGTTTTGATTGTAATTGTCGTACATATCGTTCCAACAACGTAGAATTAGCGGATTCTATAGCACTTTTTGAAGTTAATTTACTTTGGTCGCGATGTCTTAATTCAATGTGCTTATCGTCCTTACTATGTTCTTCGGATAATACTGAAATATACAAAAACACTTTCACTGTTCTCATGTCCGGGGGTAAATCTTGATGACTACATATACGACGTGCACGTCCAATAACCTGTTCTAAACGGACCATATTCCAATACGGTTCTACAATATGGACGAAACGTGTATTTTTAAGAT